CACCGCTGCCACAGACGGGTCTGATTCAGGCCAAGATGGGCGCGTCGGATGACATCAAGTCGACCACAGGGCAGTATGACACCAGTCTGGGAGCGACATCGAATGAGCGATCGGGCAAGGCAATTATGGCGCGTGAGCGTCAGTCTGACACTGGCACTTATCATTACGTGGACAATCTGGCGCGGGCTATTCGGCACGTTACCCGCCAAATTGTTGACATAATCCCAAAGATTTACGACACCCAGCGGGTTGCTCGCATCATTGGTGTGGACGGCGACACCGACATGGTCAAGCTCGATCCTACCCAACAAGAGCCGGTCAAGAAGATTGTCAACCAGCAGGGTATTGAGATTGACAAGATTTATAACCCCGGCGTCGGTAAGTACGACGTCGTGGTGACCACTGGCCCGTCCTACATGACCAAGCGTCAAGAGGCACTAGACGCGATGGGCATGATTCTGCAATCCAACCCGCAGCTCTGGCAAGTCGCAGGCGACCTGTTCATCAAGAACATGGACTGGCCAGGCGCTCAAGAGATGGCCGAGCGGTTTGCTCGCGTCATTGATCCAAAAGTGCTGGGCGACGGTTCGGACGACTCGCCCGAGATGCAGATGGCCAAGCAGCAGATGCAAGCGATGGGGCAGGAGATGGATCAGCTCCAGCAAATGCTGCAGAACGTCGGCAAGTCGATCGAGGTGCAGGACTTGGAGCGCAAGAACTTCGAAGCCGAGATCAAGGCGTACCAAGCCGAGACGCAGCGTCTGTCTGCCGTGTCTGGCGCTATGACGCCGGATCAGGTGCAAGACGTCGTCATGCAGACGCTACGCGACGTAATGACTACTGGCGACTTGGCGATGAGCGAAGGTGGCCTAGAACTGCCGGGCGAGATGCCGATGCAGGAAATGCCGCCGGAAATGCAACAAATGCCGCCGGAAATGGGTATGATGCCGCCTGAAATGGCAGAAATGCCGCCCGAGGAGCCAAGAGTATGAGCTGCGCCAATTTTGTAGGCATTCTGTTTTTGGGCCGCGATGTGGCTCATTCGGTGCATTTGAACACCCGCAGCTACGCCAAACACAAGGCGCTACGCCGTTTTTACAACGACATTGTTGACTTAGCGGACAAGTTTGCTGAAGCCTACCAAGGCCGTCACGGACTGATTGGCGCCATCTCGCTGCAGTCGACCAAGAAGCCCGGCAACATCGTCGAGTTCTTGCAGGATCAACTCGAAGAAATCGAAGAAATGCGCTACAAGGTGGTCGATAAGTCGGACAGCCCGCTGCAGAACATCATCGATGAGATCGTTGGGCTGTACCTGTCAACCCTGTACAAATTGAAGTTTCTTGCTTGAGGTAAATCATGGCTAACTATTATCAAGGTAATGCTGACGCGCAAGTCAAAATTGGCGGCGGTAAGTTTTACGGTATTTTTATCTCAACAACATCAAGCGGTACGTTCGCGCTGTACGATAGCGCAACCGCCAGCACTAGCGACCCAAAAATTGCCAACACTGTAACAGTTACTGCTGGCACTCAGTATTTGAGCTTTCCGGCGGGGATTTGGTTTTCCAAAGGTCTGTACGTCGATATAGCCAACACTATCGAATACACGATCGTTTACGAATAAGGGATAAACATGGCCGTCAATCTTTCCCCGGTCGGCGGCGTCGCCGCGCAGTTCTTCAACAATAACGGCGTCATTTTGTCGGGCGGCAAGATTTTCACCTATTCTGCCGGTACGACAACTAATCAAACTACGTACACCAGCGCGTCTGGCACCGTTGCGCACACCAACCCGATTATTTTAGATAGTGCTGGCCGCGTACCAAGCGGTGAAATTTGGTTGACTGACGGTCTGCAATATAAGTTTGTCATTACCGACAGCAACGGTGTGTTAGTTGGCACCTACGACAATATCCTTGGCATACCTATTGTTGCTGATGTGTATGCTAACTTTGCAAACACAACTGACAACGCTAAAGGCGACGCATTAGTTGGTTTTAAACAGTCTAACAGTACGGGGTTTTTAACCGGCGCTGTCTCAAGAACTGTTAACACCAAACTTCAAGAATTTATAAGCGTCCGCGATTTTGGTGCTGTTGGCGACGGTGTTGCTAATGACACTGTTGCGATTCAAACTGCGGTTGACTACCTAAATTCTGTCAGCGCCACAAATCCGGCGTCGTTGGTTTTTCCGTCAGGTCGATATCTTATTACGGATGAAATTGATTTGACTGCTACTGGTGGAAAACGCCGAGAAATTATTGGTGGCACTGGCTTTGAAACCGCTGAGTTGCTAGTTAATTTTAGTGGGTATGATAAGTATGTATTTAAACTTGGCAACCCAAGCACTCCGGCTTACCAACGAGGCATTAGCATTCGCGGGTTTCAATTTACCAAAGTAACTTCCGGCCATCAATCTCCGGTCGGCATTGGTGGCAATGGCCTTGCGCAAAGCAGAATCGCTGATGTTGTTTTTGGCGCGTGGAACAATACGGCAATCCAACTTTACGCGCCGCAAAACTGTCGTTTCGAAAACATCACCACTTTTGGTGGTGGTCATTCTTGGGATTACAAAGACACGACTGGCAAAACTGCTTTGCAAAGCGGTACAACGCTGACTGCTTCGGCCTCATTGTTCAGCGCGTCGGACGTTGGTCACACGGTCAATTTGTGGGGCGGCGCGCCAAATTTTATACGGCGCAAAGCGGTCATTACAGGATACACCAGCGCAACTCAAGTAACTGTCAATACTTCTTATACTGACGCAGCCGCTCTCAGTATTTATTTTGGTAGTCCTTTTGCATCAATGACATCAGGGTCAAACGTTTTGACTGCTGACGCGTCTTGTTTTACCGCAAGCGACGTAGGGATTGTTGTTTACGTTAGAGGGGCGGGGGCAAATGGCCGCCTATTAAGATCTAAAATTGCAACTTATATATCGGCGACACAAGTTACGTTAGAAGACGCTGCGGGAACTACAGTAACTGCGGCAGAATTTGCAACCCCCACGCTTGACATTCACAGTGTCGGCGCAGCATCCGGCGAAGGCGGTAGCGACAATAGTTTCTACGCACTACAACTTGAGTCACATCAAGGAATTGCAATCGGCGCAATTAATCTTGATCAATTGAGTTTTGACGCCACTAAACTGCATGGTGAACAAACTATTGCCGCAAATCAATATGCGTTAGCGCCGATGTGGACGGAGCAAATTTCTGGATACTATCAAGGTAGCTTTGATGCGCAATATTTAGGTGCAGAGCTGGTATCTGCTGTGTATCAAACTTCAGTGTTTAATTTTGAATCGTTGCTTTGCCGCACGGCGTACGACGCCATTTTCTTAAGGGTGGGTGCCCGCGCGGCAGGCTTTGAAGGTGGTTTAATTCAACTAGATGATGTTTCTTTTTTAGGAACTGCATCTACATTAACTAACTACAACAATTTAATTGTTGATTCAAACACCCCAGCAGGCTACGTTTTTTCTGGAAAACTAAGCTCAAGCGATTTTAACATAACCAAAGTTTATGTTGGCAATGGCGTCTATGGAACCCCAGCAAAAGGTATGGCCGTCGATGAGACAGCAGGCACCTTTAACATTTACAGAAACAACGATGGCGGCACCGTTGGCTCTAGCCAAGCAATCACATCGGCAATTACTTGGGATGGGACGCCGCCCAGCGGTACAACTAGCTTGCGTTATGCCTGGCAACGTGTAGGTAATGTTGTACAGTTTTGGATGCGGTTAAAGTATTCGGTTGCAGGCGCAACAAATTCTAGCCTTGTAATAGCACTGCCTTCAGATATGCCCGCACCATACATATTGGCAGACATTGCAAATCCGATTGACCCATCTGAAATTATAGGGGCTGTACTTGGCGGTCTCGCAACATCTACTACCACTATCTACGCGCTACCAAAAGGTTTTCTTAGGAGAAATGCTGCTGGAACCGGGTTTGAGATCGGTGTTCTTAACAATAGCGGCTCTATTGCTGCGTTAGTTGGCTATGCTCAAGGTTTTTATTTTACGTCGTAAGTTAAAAATTAATTTTGCGTCTATTGCAAAACCAAGAGTAATATAGCAACTGTATCGGCCCAGTAGACCGAGGATTCTTTAGGAATCGAAAATGTCAGAAGAGCAACAAAATGAACTAGCGGCAGTGCCCGCGCCGGAACCGGAACTAACGGCAGTACCGGAACCCGAAGTAACAGCGCCGGAAACTGAAGAGCCAAAATCAGCCAAGACCTTCACACAAGAAGAGTTAGACGCTGCGATTGGCAAGCGGCTTGCAAGAGAACAGCGTAAGTGGGAAAGAGAACAAGCTAGGCGACAGCAGGAAGCTGCTCCGCCCGCGCCAGCTCCTTCGTTAGAGCAATTTGAGTCGGTTGATCAGTACGCGGAAGCGTTGGCTGCTCAAAAGGCTGAAGAGTTGCTTGCTAAACGAGAAGCTGACCGCGCTCGTATGGATACGCTTGAGGCTTACCACGACCGTGAAGAAGCGGCGAGAGGCAAGTACGATGACTTCGAACAAGTTGCGTACAACCCGAACCTGCCAATCACGACCGTGATGGCTGAGACAATCCAGACTTCGGATATTGGGCCAGACTTAGCGTATTACCTTGGCACCAACCCGAAAGAAGCTGATCGTATTTCTCGTCTGTCGCCGTATCTACAAGCCAAAGAGATTGGCAAGATTGAAGCTAAATTAAGCGACAATCCGCCGGTCAAGAAAACGACAAGCGCCCCACCGCCCATCGCGCCCATTAGTGGCCGTGGCACTGGAACGCCGACTTATGACACGACTGACCCACGTTCTATCAAGAACATGTCGACGTCAGAATGGATCGAAGCGGATCGTCAGCGCCAGATGAAAAAGTGGGAAGCTCAACGTAACCGCTAATTTTTTTAAGGACTATCATGGCAAACTCGATTCTTACTATCGACATGATCACCCGCAAGGCGCTCGAAATCCTCGAGAACAACCTGGTGATCACTCGTAACGTCAATCGTCAATACGACGATTCTTTCGCCGTTGAAGGCGCAAAAATTGGTTCCACTCTGCGTATCCGTTTACCAGATCGCGCGTTGGTAACCGACGGTGCCGCTCTGCAAGTTCAGGACGACAACGAACAGTTCACCACCCTGACCGTGGCTTCGCAGAAGCACATCGGCGTAAACTTTACCTCTGCCGAACTCACCATGCAGTTGGATGACTTCGCAGAGCGTGTTCTGAAGCCTCGTATTTCGCAGTTGGCATCCAGCATCGACGCTGACGTTGCTAACGCATACAAGGGCGTGTTCAACTCGGTCGGTACCCCTGGCACCACCCCATC